AACTTTAAATCAAAATAATTCTAGTTTTAAACAAAGAATGAATGACGCTTGGTGGATGGATGATGTAGGAAATTCAGTAGATGGTTATTTTGCTAATGCCCCCGCAGGAGGAGCAAATCCAGGTGTAAATGTTAATACAACTCCAAATAAACAATATATGGCATGGTGGTATGAACCTTATTATAGTGCTGCTGATTATCAACTTGGATTTGACAGTATTTATAATTCACAAACAATATATGGAGTAAGACCTCAATATGGGGGTGCATGGGATAGTATTATTAGTGTAGGGGACACAGCAGATGCAATATATGATTATCATATGGGTAACCAAAATAATCAAGCAACAGGTAATGGAGGAGCACAAACAGGAACATCATAAAATAAACAAAAATGCCAATAACATACTTAACAGCATCTTCAACAGATAAAATAGAAATAGGACAAAGAGGAATATTTTTTTACCCTTCAGGTACAGGTTATCAACCTACTTCATCTAATAATTCTGTCCCTCAAATACTCATGATAACTTGTTCCTTATCAGGATCACAAATAGCTTCAGCCTCTGACACAATAAATGCAAGGTATGCAGAATACCTTAGTGATCGTGATGCTTATAATACTTCTATTGCAGGTTCACAATACATAAGAAACCCATTTATAAGAATACCAATAACTGATTATTTAATTCCAACTGAATCTTTAGTTTCTCATTTAGAAGGATCTACAGGGAATGATGGATCTTTATATATGTACATCTTATATTATACAAGTTCTATATATAATGTTTCTCAGTCTAATCCTTTTTATTATTACACTTCATCTGTAACTGAAGAAACCTACAACATACCTGTAACTATAAATCAAGAAGATAGCCCTTCTACAGTAGCCACAAAAACATATAATGCTATAACAGCATCTAATATGAATCGATACAACTGGATTAGCGCCTCTATGCAAAGTAGTGAACATATCCAAATAAATTGGAGTGGTTTAAGTGGGGCATTAGCTCTTCCTGGTATGCATACTTCTTCATTACCTTCTAATGTAAGTTCACAACTTAATTTCCATATAATCCAATCTGGATCAGGAAATACAGGATTTAAAAATGTTTTAAGAGTCTATGAAGCTTCTGCTTCTTTTCAAATAAAAAGAGACCCATTAGATCATACCTCTGTTGTATTTTCTGTAGGTTCTTCTTCATTTGGGGGAACAGAAGACAAAACAGTATATTATGCCTCTTCATCAGGAAAAGTAGGAATTAATACAACAAACCCTTTAGAAGAAATAGATTTTAGAGCAGATACTTTTCAAATACAACAATCTTCTAAAAGACAAGGAATTTTAATTAATGATGAAGGTAATATAGAATCTTTTAATAGAGAAACAGCAGCATCAGCTACAGGTAGTGAAATAATATTAACTTATCAAAGAGGGGGATCTCAAGCAATAACAGCAGATATATTATTAGCAACTATAGGAGTTATAGTAGAGGATGATGCAGCAGCTCAAGCTTTTTATGATGATCAATCTCCTGATGTACAAGCTGAAGTATTATTTGTAGCTGAACAAGAGGGATTATTTGAAAACCAAACAGCACAAGTAGGAGATACTCTTGGTAGTGTAAGATGGGTAGCAGCATCAGGATCAACAACACAAGCAAAATTAAAAGCTAGAACAGAAGGAGAAGCAGCAAAAATAGAAGCAGTAGTAAATGCTTCTAGTCAATTTGGTACATCAGCTGACTTACTTTTAAAAGTAGCTGATAGAGCAGCATTAGAAGCAGCATCATCAGAATTATCAGTTGAAGAAGCAGCACCTAAAACAGTTTTAAGATTAGATGGAAATTTTAGACATGAATTAACAGGTTCTCTTTTTACTACAAATTATATAGATCCATCATTCATCAATCAAACAGGAACAACAGATAATTCTTTTGCAGGAGATATAATATTATCTAACAATACAGTATTTAAAGGAAAAGAAACAGGAGGCACCAACAGAAATATGTTATTTATGAGTACTAATAATATAGTTCAAGTTGGAGCTACAAATAACCCATTATCTTTACGTTCAAGTGGAAATATAACAGCAACAGGTAGTTTAATAGTAAGTGATAGTATAACAGCAAAGGAAGGTATATTAAACGCAAAACATGTAGAAGTATGGCATGCTGGTTTTACTATTGATTCTATAACATCTTTTATAAATTGGGCGGGAACAACGGAACAAATTGCTAATCATCCTAAACATTTTACACAACGTGTAGTACCTTATAATGCTACTATGAAAAAGTTTATATTAAGATTAAGACAAAAATCAGGAAACTCAGGAATAGGAAATAATTCTATAGTAACAATGTATTCAAGATCTTGGAGTGATGGTGTAGATACACACACAACAAGTAGTGTAGCTCCTACTGATGGAGAATCTGATTTAGCTTATTCATCAGCTTCTTTTAACCTAAATGATGCTCCTGGAGATTATGATGGTTTAGCTGTTTTAACAGGAAGTAATTTTAGTAATGCAGTAACATTAAATCAATACGATGGAGTATCTTTTTCAATAAAAAGAGGAGACAATGATGCAGATGCTATACAGGCAAATGTAACTATAGTTTGGGAATATGATACAATAAATGACTTTATTCCATCAGGTTCTCATACATAAAATGCATGTTTTTAATTTTTACATATATGTATATCTGAATTAAAATAAATAAAATAAAGTTATGGCAAATCCAATCAAATTCACAGAAGAAGAATTATCTCAACTAAAAGAACTTCAAAACATGAATGACCAGCTTATTATAGCTTTTGGTCAAATTAATATGCAAAAACATGTATTGGAAACTAATGAAACTCAGTTAAAAGCAAAATTAGAAGAGATGAAACAAAAAGAAACATCAACAGCACTGGAACTTTCTAAAAAATATGGTAAAGGCACTCTTGACATAGAAAGTGGTGAATTTACTCCTTCTGAAGAATAAAATATAATATAAAACATATTATAAGTAGTTATTAAAAACTACTAACTAAGATATTTCGGTTTGTAGATTTATTTCATATTTATATCCAGCAAATGGATAATAACATCAAATAATAAATCAACATGGCAGAAAATATTGTATCACCAGGTGTATTTACAAGAGAAAATGACCTATCGTTTTTACCACAAGGAATAGGCGCTATTGGAGCAGCCGTATTAGGTCCAACAGTAAAAGGACCTGCATTCGTACCAACAGTAATAAGAAGAGGATTCAAAGAATTCGAACAGTATTTTGGAGGATTAGACCAAAAAACATACGTTCCTCAAACAGTAAAAGAATACTTAAAAAACGCAGGAACAGTAACTGTAGTTAGAGTATTAGCAGGAGGAGGACAAAACCTTGACCCATCATCCACAGGAATTATAGGATTAGCAGTAAGTGGATCAACAGGTAACGTAATGTTAACTTCGTTTATGCCTTCATTAAATGATTCTGATATAGGATTAATGGAATCTACTTTAGAAACAAAAGCTACTAATGTTATTGGAAGTAGTTTTAATTTAACTTTTAGTGGATCTAATTTTGTTCCAGGAAAAGCATATTCAGCATCTTTGAGCCCAACAGCAGCTGATTATATTGAAAAATCAGTAGGAATGAATGCAGAAAATTCTCAAACAGGAGTAGATACTTATATTGATAATGCCCATGTTTATACAAACTTTAAAAACTTACAAACATCCATAGCAGCTGCAAGTACAGCAGAATCATTTACTATAACTTTTGGTACTTCAGCTACAGATATAATGTTAACTTCAAGTTTCCATGATGCTAATTCAACTCAATCAGGATCAATTTTCTTCTTTACAGCTGACGGAATAGGACATACACTTCAGTTTAATGATTTAGTACCTACAACTTTAGCAGCTGGTAATTATACTCAAACAACAGCTACTGCAGGTAATACAGGTAGTGCAACTGTACTTAATATAATTGGTGGTATTGGAACTGCAGGGGTTCATGATACAAAAATAACTTCATCAGTTGCTGCTGCGTCAGCCGCTATTGCAATTAATGGTATTACAGGAGTTACAGCCAGTGTTACAGATCACGTAGTAACAGTAACATGTGATGAAGCAGGAAATACAGTACTTGCAACATCAACATTTGCCTCTTCTAATACAGCTTCAATAGCTCTAACAACAGATGGAACTGACGCTGCAGGATACGGTGGATTAAATGCATCAAGAGAAATAATATTAGTATCTCAATCTACAGCATGGACATATTCAAGTTCTTATGCTGAAGGATATGATCATGCAGTTACTCCATGGGTTACTTCACAATTCCAAAGTGGAGTAGTTAAAAACTTATTTAAATTCCACACATTAGCAGATGGAACTTCAACAAATACAGAATATAAAATATCGATAGCTGGATTAAAAGAAATAGATGATATAGACGGAGAAGAACAATACAGTACATTTAATGTATTAGTTAGAAAATATGGTGATAAAGACAGTAGACCAGTTGTATTAGAACAATTTAACAATGTAAATTTAGATCCACATAGTTCACAGTTTATTTCAAGAGTAATTGGAGATAGATATGCAGCTTATGATTCAACTTTTGGAAAAGTACTTACATATGGTGATTATCCAAACTTATCAAAACTTATAAGAGTTGAAGTAACAGATGATGTTAAAAATAGAGCATATTCTCCAAAATTATCTCCAAAAGGATATAGAGGAGTAATAAATCCAGTAAATGCAGCAGCGTTTACTCCAACAGTAACTTATCCTTCAGCATCCTATAAAACAGAACAAACAATATCAGGTAATTATAATGCAAAAGCTTACTTAGGATGGAAATTTGATGATGAAGAAACAGATAATAAAAATTTCTTAAAACCTTTACCATACACTAATCAAGAAACTAATGTATCAGGAGATTTTAATGTAGAAAATTATAGTGTACATCCAAGTGCAAGTCAAACATGGTTAGGATCATTGAGTGCTTCATTAGATACAACAGGAACTACAGGTCCTAAAAACACAAACTTACAATTTTCTATACCATTCCAAGGAGGTTATGATGGTAATCCAACATCTTTAATAAAAAGAACAGGAGAATACATGCTTGGTACTAATATGCAAGGTATGGATTTAAGTTCAACTCAAGCAGTTGGTTATTCAGGGTATAAAAAAGCAATAGATATTATGTCTAATCAAGACGAATATGATATTAATATGTTAGTTTTACCTGGAGTAATAAAACAAATCCACTCATCAGTAACAGATGCAGCAACTACAATGGCAGAAGATAGAGGAGACACATTCTATGTAATGGATTTAAATAAATTAAATGCAACAGTATCAACAGCAGCAAATGAAGCAGCAAGTTTAGATAGTAATTATGCAGCAGTTTATTATCCATGGGTTAAAGTATTAGATACTTCGGTTAATAGACCAGTATTTGTACCACCTTCAGTAGTAGTACCAGGAGCAATAGCAGCTTCAGATAATATTTCAGCTGAATGGTTTGCACCAGCAGGTTTAAATAGAGGGGTATTAGGAAATGTATTAGAAGCTAAATTAAGATTAACTCAAACTGAAAGAGATGAATTATATGAAGGAAAAGTAAATCCAATAGCTACATTCCCAAGAACAGGAGTTTGCATTTGGGGTCAGAAAACACTTCAAACAAAACCAACAGCTCTTGATAGAATTAATGTAAGAAGATTATTAATTGCAGTTAAGAAATTTATAGCTAGTTCTTCTAAATACTTAGTATTTGAACAAAATACAGTACAAACAAGAAATAGATTCTTAAATATAGTTAACCCTTACTTAGAATCAGTACAACAAAGACAAGGATTATATGCATTTAGAGTAGTAATGGATGAGTCAAATAATACACCAGAAGAAATCGATAGAAATAGATTAATAGGTGCGATTTATTTACAACCAACTAAAACAGCTGAATTCATAGTACTTGACTTTAACGTTCTTCCAACAGGAGCAACTTTTGATGCATAAAAAAAGAAAAGTATTATATTTATAACGGAATAAAATAAAACAATAAAGATGGCAATATTAAATACAAACGAAATGATGTTCACAGCATTTGAACCTAAATTACAAAATAGGTTTATAATGTACATCGATGGAATCCCAGCATTCTTAGTGAAAAAAGTAGGTAGACCAAATGTACAATTTGGAGACGTAACTCTTGAACATATCAATATTAAAAGAAAATTAAAAGGAAAAGCTGATTGGCAAGATATCACAGCTGAACTTTATGATCCAGTAACACCTTCAGGTGCACAAGCAGTAATGGAGTGGGTTCGTTTGTCACATGAATCAGTTACAGGTAGAGATGGTTATTCTGATTTCTATAAAAAAGATATTAGATTTAATGCATTAGGTCCTGTAGGAGATGTAGTTGAAGAATGGATTTGTAAAGGGGCTTATGTAAAACAAGCTAACTTTGGAGACTTTGATTGGAGTTCAGATACCCCAGCAGCTATTACAATTACTATTAGAATGGATTACGCCATCTTAAATTACTAATAGAATTAAAATTTATATAAAAAAAAGCGCCTTATTTGGCGCTTTCTTTTTTCTTACATATATGTATATCTGAACTAGTTTTAAAAATAAATAATAACGTTATGGAACAAACACAAAATAAACCAAAATTCCCAACAGAAGTAGTTACTTTACCTTCAAAAGGCTTACTTTATCCAGAAGGACATCCTCTAAAATCAGGGACAGTCGAAATGAAATATATGACTGCAAAGGAAGAGGATATATTAACAAATCAAAATTATATTAATAAAGGAATAGTAATAGATAAATTATTAGAATCTCTTATTGTTACTCCTGGTTTAGATTATAATGATTTATTAATAGGAGATAAAAACTCAATGTTAGTAGCAGCTCGTATCTTAGGATATGGTGCTGATTATACTTTTAAAAGAACAAATCCATCATCAGGAGAAGAAGAAGAAATAACAGTAGACTTAACAGATGCAGATGATAAACTTATAGATGAAAGTCTCTTAGCAGAAGGTAGAAATGAATTTTCATTTACTTTACCTACTACTAATATTCCTATTACTTTTAAACTATTAACTCAAAAAGATGAGTATCAAATAGATAGAGAATTAAAAGGTCTTAAAAAAATTAACAAAAATAATGCACCTGAATTAACTACACGTTTAAAACATGTAATAACTTCTGTAAATGGTGATAGTGAATTAAAAACAATTAGAGAATTTGTAGATGAGACGATGTTAGCTAAAGATGCTAGAGCTTTAAGAGAATATTCTAAAAAAGTGATGCCAGATATAGATTTAAATTTTGACCTTGAATATGAAAATGGGCATATTGAAGATAATGTAAAAATTCCCATTGGAGTTAACTTTTTTTGGCCTGACGCCTCAGTATAGGACTATCCTATTTACCCAAATACATGATCTGGTGTACCATGGCGGCGGTGGATTTCTACACACAGAAGTATATAACATGCCTGTTTGGATGAGAAGATTTCATATTCAAAAAATAAATGAATGGAATAAAAAGCAACAAGAAGAATATGATAAATTAAATAATAAATCAAATATGGGAGATGGTCAAATACAAAGACCAAATATAGATCCTTCTTCTATATATAATTTTAATAGAGAATAAAGGCAACCACCTTTATTCTCTTTTTATATTTATACATGGACAATAATATTAAATTATAATATGGCAGATCAAGCAGGACAAGGACCAGAACAACCAAAAGATACATCAGGCGAAGAAAAAGTAAATGAACTTTACGATGAGAGACTGAAAAAGATGCATGATGTACTGTTTGCGTCTAGAGATATAGCTGAAGAAGCTAAAAATCTAGCACAAGCTATGGGTATGGGTACTATAGAAGCAGCTGCTTTTAGAAAAGCCTTTAAAGATATAGCAAGTGATTCCCAAAAAGTAGCCTCAGGAATGGATGATGTACTTAATGGTACTAAAAAATCATCAGATATTGCAAAAGATTTAACTAAACAAGAACAACATAAGAAAAATCTTCAAGTAGAAAACACTCAACTTTTATCTAAAACTGCTGCCACAGCACAAGGATTAACTGCTACCCAAAGAGAAGAAATAGCAGGTGCACAAACTCAAAAAGAAATCCAAGATGTTCTTTTTAAATATCATCAAGATATTAGTGAGGAAATGAGGGAGGCATTAAATTTAGGCCAAGAACAATTAGGGACAGCTAACGATAATATAGCGGCTACAAAAGAATATAAAAAATTCGCAGATGGAGTAGAAAAATCTATGGGTCTTACTGGTAAAGTATTACAAGGTAGTTTAGGATTTCTTCAACAAATGGGGGTAGAAACTGGGGAAATGGAACAAAATATTAGAAAAAACCTAGCTACCAAACAATTAGAATTAGAAGCTCAAGGAAAACAATTATCTAAAATGGATGGTTTAAAAGCCATAACAGCAGAAGTAGGTAAAGGTCTTTTAAAAGCATTTCAGGATCCATTAATTTATATAAAAATGTTAATAGACGCAGGTTTAGCATTTGATAAATCAACAATAGCCATTCAAACAAATATGGCTGTTTCTAAAGAAGAAGCAAAAGAAATTAGACATGAATTAGCAGGAGCTGCTACACAAACAAAAGATTTAGCAGTAAATACTGAAAGAGCAGTAGCAGCTATGCTTGCTATTCAAGACTCTATGGGGGTAGCTAATCGTATTTCAGCTGAAATGGCGGCAGAAACTGTTAAGTTAACAGAATACTGGGGATTAACAAATAAAGAAGCAGGAGATTTTGCAAAAAATGCAATAGTAGCAGGAAAAGGAGTAGAAGAAGCTAAATTAGATGTTATAGAAATGACCCAACAGTATAAAGAACAAACGGGAATAAATTTCAAAGAAAAAGATGTAATGAAATCTATTTCTAATCTTAGTGGTACTATTAGAGCTAATTTAGGAGCTAATGCAACAGCAATGGCTGAAGCTGTTCTCGAAGCAAAAAGATTAGGTTTAGAATTAGAACAAGTAGCACAAACAGGAGAAGCTTTACTTAATTTTGAACAATCTATTGAAGCAGAATTAGAAGCAGAATTACTTACAGGAAAACAACTTAATCTTGAAAAAGCAAGAATGTATGCTTTACAAGGGGATTATGTTAATCTAGCTAAAGAAATGAATGAACAAGTAGGTACTTTTTCTGATTTCCAAAATATGAATCTTTTACAGCAGAATGCTTTAGCAAAAGCTTTTGGAATGAGTAGAGATGAAATGTCTGATATGCTTTTAGATCAAGAAGCAATGGGAAAAACAGCTGAAGAATTAAGAGCAGAAGGAAAAGAAGATGTAGCTAAAAGAGTTGAAGAAAAAGAATTACAAAAAGAATTCAGTGATGCTATGA